AATAATAGTAACTTGATAGTTACCATCAAAAGCAATGCCGAGTTTTGTATTTGTAGTTTGTAAATAAGTTTCATTCGGACTTAAACAAATTTGACCATTAAAGAATATTGAAGCCATATTACTTTGCCCTGTGTTCTTCGCATCTTGGAAGTTTGGCTCAAGCCGAATAAAACTCAAATCTTGCATAAATAAAATCTCTGTCTCACGACAGTAATTGTGTTGTTATCCTATCAATGTAGTCAAAGCATCTGTAAACGTTGTTAAATCAGTAAATTGAACTCCATTAATTTTTATTTTAGTAAATCTTACTGGTGGATATAACTGATTATCATTTTCATCAAACAAAACTACAAAATTATTATTAATTTGGAATGAATTTAAATTATTTTTATTTGGATATTGTGGATAGGTAATTCCATCACTTGTAATTTCCATAAAATCGCCCTCAAATTTTTCTTCAATTTCTAAATCTAATTCCTCTTTAATCCAACTATAATCTAATTCTTTTACGTACCCTTTTACAGTTCTGCCATCGTTTAAGTTCACTTTAACGTATCCTTTTTTATTTTGTATGTCGTCTATTAATTCTGTTACTTCATCAAAAGGTGCATAAACTTTTACCGAGTGAATGTTAGGATTTAATATTTTTTGTATTGAAATAACGCTATTTGTAATATCGCCACTATCTGATAAACTTTGACTTTCTCCAAACTTTTGAGTAATTAAATTGCCATTTGTCTTAAAAGAAGCTGTTTTAATTATTCCGTTTGGTTTAAACTTTGTTGCAGTTGCTAAATAAGGAAACCAACGTTGTATATTTCTTGCCCAGCTATAATCTAAATTTGAGTAATCCGTAGGGTTTGCAACACCATCTATTAATGTATATCCCTCGTTTGTTTGATTAGTATATAGTACATCGGTAAAATACCATCTTAGTTTTATAAACTCTTCTCCTGTAAATGTAGGTACTCCAACAACTTTATCTAATTCCAATATTGTTGAAGTAATCGATATTACTGTATAAACTCCAGCGTTTGTGCCTAAGTCAATATAAAAAGCATCTCCAACTTTGAAACCTAATAAAGTCCAATTAAAATCAATTCCATCTCCATCAATATTATTGTTTAATATTTTTAGATTATTAGTTGTAGTGTCAACTTGTTGAAGCAACACCGCACTAAAACCACCCTCGCTACTTGGTGCAAGTGGAACGCATTTTAATAAAAACAAATTGTCATCATTCTGTAATGATGTCGTTTGTTGATTATCAAACGCCCTTTGTCGAGCTTGTTCAATCAAAAACGCACTTCTAATATGATTGATTTCTACTTTTAAATTGCTATCAACTGTATCTGTTATGAATTTTTGCGTTTCAGTATGTACGTCATCAATGGAGTTTTGTCCGTTTGTTTCTCTTTCGGAACTTGACCGCTTATACTTAAAATCAGCAGTTTTAAGAGTATATCTTTTGTTATACTTAGTGTTTGTGCTAAAACTTGGTAACTCTTCAAATTCAGCCAATAATTCATCGGTATAAAACTCATTATAAGGCAGTATTTCAACTGTATTTGGATTGACTTGATAATCGCTACAAGTTTCATCAGTAAATCCGATTAACTCTTTAAATTTATTGTTAAATGGTTTATCTGTAATTTGTCCTAATAATAATCCGTTAAAAGCGAAATTATCGTAATGTTCTCCGTTTACATCATAATCAGGTGCAATTACTTCTACATCGGCTAAACTTTTAACATTGTGCTTAACTAAATCAATTAATCGAACTCCTTTTACTACTGTATCAATAGCAGTAGCAGTAGCGGTTATGCTTAATTTTGTTTTTATTTGTGTGTTTTTTAATATAGTCAAAGTTTGATTTGATGAACAGGCAAAAACAAACCACAGCTGACTTCCAACATCTAAATCTCCTATATCTACATTAAAAACAGTATTTACTTCACTTGAAATTGAAATTGTTTGACCAGCTGGTGGTGTTCCAGTTCCTACTAATCCACTTTGATAAAAATTATAAGTGTTTGCTTGTACTCCTGTTCCTGCACCTGCATTGTAAAAATTATCTAAAAAAGTAGTTCCAAAAGCACCTTTTACTATATAACCAAAAACTCTGCTTATAGATGGAAAACCTTGCTCAGTTAAAACTTCCGTTTTAAAATGTAGTTCTATTGTTGCTTTTACATTTTTTAAAGAATTTATTGTTTTTATAATTCTAAAATTATCTAAACTTGGCGACCAATTATTTGAAACTCTTTGTGAAAATAAATCAAAATTTGTTAATGTGTTATTTATTTCGCTTTTTTCTATTTGTCTAACGTTATTAAACCAAAAAGATGCAAGTAACCCAGTAACAGTGTCAACACATTGTGATAAAACAAAATCATTCGTAGGAGCACTCCAAACACTTTCTTGAATTATTGGCTTTGCCTTCAAAAGTATATTAGTAGTTTCACAAGGAGTTATAGTTCTACCATCTAAAGCTGTATCGCTAAAGGCATTTACATCAGTATCTTCTAATCGCTTTATAATTTCTCTATTCGTGTTTTGAATAATCTTAACTTTGATATTATCAAACTCAACACTTGCAGTCGAATAGCTGAATATTCCAGTACTAAAAGTAATATTGTCTTTTTGTATAATATACTCTACTTTACCCTCAAAACCATCATTATTGAAAATGTCAATCAAATAATCAAACCCTAAAGAAGCGTTGTTAAATATACTTCCATCGGGTAATATTTGAGTTATTGTCATTTGCTCAAAGAAATCCCGAGTAAAAGTTAGTTCAGTATCCTCATTAGCGATTATTATGTCTCTACCAAAACGTTTGTCATCTTGCTTTACTTTATAACTAGCTTTGTCGAAGCCAATCGGCTCACCTATTTCAATAGTGCCAATATCGGGTAAACTAATAAAATTTAAAAAATGCTTAAACATCTATTCCTTTATATGTTAAAACGTTATTCAATAACTCCTTTGTTTCAGCTTGTTTGCGTAAATATTTACGCTCCCCTCGTTCATCTCTAACAATAGTTAATCCCTCTTTGTTTGAAATAACACTTGTAAGATTGTCAAGTTTATTTTCAATGGCTTGTGTGCTAATTGAAACATCAACTTTAGGCATTACAATACCATTACCTAAAAGCATATTGTTTAAGTTTGAGTTAAACATCATAGCTTCGGTATCTGCATTGGTAAATACTTTATCACCTTTATTTAAGTAAGTATATTGCGCCCCTTTGTCGTTACCCAAACTTTTTACTTTACCGCTTTTATCTGTAATAATCTCACGTCCTTTTTCTTGTGTTATTGCCCATCCTTCGGGTGCGTTGTCCGTTCCTTTTGCAAATTGTGGCGGTGGTTGACTTGCAACTAAAGCTAATTGCGCTGCACCAATAGCACCAACTAAAACCGCTAAAGGTATTCCTGCTGGTGGTGGTGTTTGTGCTAAAGTAGCTATAACTGCTTGTGCTGTATCTGTTATTATATTAAATATTGCTAACTTCTTTTGTGCTTCGGCTTGTCTTTTTTGTATTTGCGCTCTTCTTTCCTCATACTGTCTTTCAATCTCTTCTCTAGCACTTGCACTTTCTCCAGCAAATAAAATAGCAATATCCCTTTCTTTTTCTAAATTTGCTAATTGAGTTTCAAATCTTTGGTTTGATATTTCAGCTAAAGTGTTTATTAATTCTTGTGATAAATCTGTAACTTCTTGGCCGTATTGTTCCCAAAAACCTTTTGACTCTTCTAATGATGTTTGAACACTATTAGAATATCTTTTCATAAATTCATCAACTCCAGTCGTTGTTATTACTTTACTAGGGTCTTCAATTAAGTCAATAGATTGTTGTATCCCATCAATAATAGTCTGAAAATCTTTAAACTCTTTATTTGTGTTAGAAGTTTGTTGTTGTAAATCTTGAAAACCTTTTTTTTGTTCTTTTAGTTTTGCTAATAAACCTTGTTGTGATTCAGTTTGCAAAGTAATCGCTTCGATATCTTCTCTTTTTGCTTTAGTTCCGTCTTTAGTAGCTTTTTCTTCTTCACGAACTACATCTAAATATTTAGCATTTGCGTTATACTGCTGTAAATAATATTTAATACTATCTTGTATTGTTTTGTTTTTATTATCGTATTGTTCTTTTAAAGTACCTTCTAAATAAAACAACCTTGTTAATTGTTGAGTTAAGTCATTATAAATTTGTTGTACTTCTTCATTTTTTGAAAAAGGGTCTAAAGCACTTAATCTTTTACCTAATTCAAGTCTTTTAATTTCAATTCCATTTAATTGGTCTGATAACCATTTTTGATTTTTTAAACTATTATTTATTTCATCCTGTATTGCTTGTTGAGAAGCTAAAGCTATACCTCTTTTAACTAAAGCATCATTTAACCTTATTTCGGCATCAGCAGTTTCTCCAGCTAATATTTTTTCTTTGCTTAAATTTCCTAAATATTCAGGATAACGCTGTTGTAATTCATTAACTGCCTTAGTTCTCATTTCCATTGATAAAGTCACATTTTTAGCATTTTCTAATAATATTTTAGACTTACTAATTTCATCACTTTGGTAGCGTGCAAAACTCTCTCTAGCTTGTTCTTCAGCTTTGTTTTTATTTTCTATTGCTTTTGTTTCTGCTTCTAATGCTTTCTTTTTACTTTCACTTCCTGTTAAAAACTCTCCTATTTCTTTACCAAAAACAGTTAGTAAAGTAATACCAACGCTTAATGCAGTTCCCCAACTTAAAAATGCACCAGCTAACTGTTTTAATACACTTGTAGTTGGTTGACCTTGAGCCGCTAATTCCTTATTTTGTTTAATTGCATTTCCAATAGCATCTGTAAATATTGGAATATTATTTGATAAAGCCATAAATCCAGTCTGAACTGAATAAGTAAACGCTGGCATTTCCCTTGTTAACTGATTTACAGAGTTGCCTAATACATTAAAACCACTTGCATAATTACCTACATTACGCTGGTATTTACCCATTGTAGCATCAACTGCCTTTAATGTAGCATCATACTTTTGTATTTTACCTTGCAGAAAATCATATCTTTGCGCTTCTTTATCGGTTAATTTACCTGTTAACTCTTTTTGAACTGCTAATGCCTTATATTCATTTGAAAGTACATTTAGCTTTTGTTGTACTTTATTGTAAAGGTTTGAACTTGCATTTAACTTAGCTTGTTCTTTTGCTAATTGAGCGTCGTATTTATCAAATGCCTTTTCTCTAGCTTGTGCTAATTTAATTTCTTGAAGTCTGTTTTTTTCTAATTGTTGTTGGTTTTTAGCTAATTGCTTTTCTAAGTTTTGGTAATCAGTAACTAACTTTTTAGTAGCAGTATCAGAACCGCTTGGCGTATTGATTTTAGCCATATTCTGACCTACTTTATCAATATTAGCTACTAACTTAACAACTTCTAAATTAGCAGTCTGTAAGTCTTTTAAAGCTGAAGGACTAAGTATTTCAATAAATTCTGCCATTACTTATTTTTTTGTTGTTTAACAATTTTGTTTGCCATTTTTTCCAAAGTGATATAAATTGCTAAAGTCATATCTTCTTTTAAAAGTGAGTTATTTGGAAGTACGTTTGACAAAGCACCAATACTATCATAATAATTATAATCTTTATTTTGACTAACTTTAATCATTTCTTTTAATTCTGCTTTTAATAAAGACAAATCATTTTTGATATAACCTATTTCAATTTGCAACACTCTTTGAACTTCATCTATAAATGGGGCATCTTTATCAATATCAATTCCACATCCTTTTTTAAGTGCATCAATAATATCATAACGCATTTCTTTTGTCGTTTGATTGTAGTAAGCAAAATGTAATACTTGCTTAATTACTGCCATTTTATATTCTAAAAATGCTATTTCTTTATTTAATTTTAAATAACTTTTTGCTTCGGAATTATCACTTTTAATAAAGAAATCATCATAAATAGCAATAAAACATTCTTCTAATCCCTTTTCTTTTGGCTTAGGTTTTAAAAGTTGGTAATTCTTTGATTTTAATACTTCAAAGAATACTTTTGCTGGAATTGTATCTATGCTGTTATATTTAGGCATTTAGTATTTTCTTTATATCTTGTATTAATACATATCTGTAAATGTCTCTTTGTCGGTTATCCCAATAATCTTTATTAATTCCTAAAATATCAAGTCCATACTTGCCTACTAAATTATGTTGGTCGTTTATAAAAAATAAAAATGCTTTATTATAATATGGTTTAACTATTAAAGTACTTGCAGTTTGTCCTGTTAAAATTAAATCTACATATCCCCTCGCTCTAGGATTTTTAAAGTATTTCATTTCTTGGTATTCAGGGTCTCGATATTCTCCAATAATATTATTATTTGGTCTTAATCCTAATTCCCATTCATTAACCTTTTGCTCTTTTAGTCTTTTTTGGTCGCTCAATACTATTTCCCGTACCATCGTTTCCAACTTCGGTTGGCTCAACGATTGCAGTCTCGTTAACATTGTTTTTGCTGATATTCCCATTTTTTTCGCATTTAGCACAACCACAATCGCAGTCGTTACCTCTATTAATATTGCTTAAAAGTTCATCAATCAAAGTATCATCGCTTTGATTTGTATTACTTAAAATCCAATCTTTTTGCACGTTTTTTGGCTGTTCACAAAACCAATCGGCATCTTCTCCAAATATTGAAACGTTAAATATTTTCATTGTTGTAAAGTTATTAAATTATTTAAAGTATTTATAAAAAAGGCGATTAATAATTTAACCGCCTTAATTGAATTTAAAATTTGTTAATCGATTAAGCTACTGGCGTGATAGCAGTTGTAGTTCCTTTGTAAAACTTAGTACCTACTTTTGCAACCTCTGTACTTAGTGTTGAGCTGTATAGTTGTACTACCCAACTTTGACCTAATGCAACCGCAGTAGTTGGAGTTAAAGCATACTCACCAGTTACAGAGTTGAAAACCGCAGTTCCTGTCAATACGTTTACAGTTCCGTTCAATGTAGCTCTAAAATTAGCTAATGCCATTCCTTCTACAACTTCTTGAGCGTTATGCAACCAAGTTGGTTTAACGTAAATTTTGTTATCTGAAACATCGGCACGACCTGTTAAAACAGTATCAATTATACCATTTACCCCAGTGCTTAAATTGAAATCTAAGTCTGCAATAAATGTACATTGTACGTTAAACTCATAAGGATTTGTTAATTGAAATTTAACTACTGAACTTGCGGAGTTTGTTCCGTTGTTCATATTGTAGCCATTTGTATTGAACATTCCACCATCAAAACCTTTTAAAGTATTTCCAGTTAAAACTCCTTCCATAACATTACTTTCGTAAATTAGGAAGTAATCGTAGCCATCTTGTGAGTTACTTGAAAACGCTGCTTTTTGAAATGCTTTTCCTTTTTTGAAAGTTGCAGTAATAGTTGGTTTTCCTTGACGAACTACTGACATAATTCCTGACTGACTTTCTTCGGTAGTCGCATCTGGAGTTTCTGCAATAGCATCGAAAACACCTACAAACGGCTCAATCAAACCTAATTGAATTTGGTCATCAATCCACGCTTTGTTTATAGTTACTGTAGATAAATCTATTGCGTAACCTTTTTTTACACGATAAAAGCCATTTAGCAACCCCTCGATTACTTGGCAGTCATCCATTCCGATATTTAATCGGCTTATTGTACAATTAGTACCTGTTAATGTTGGCATCTTTTTTTATTTAATTGTTAAAAAATAATTTTATTTAAACAAGTTGTCGTACTTGTAAACGTTATTTCAGCATCGAAAATTATTGCATTCCAAATGTCTAATGTTTTTATTTCGTTTGCGTTTCTAAACTCAACTCCATAATTAACAACCCTATTAGTTTTGATAGTATCAACTTTTAAAATTGATATTCCAGAACGTTGTAAAGCTGTTATTAAATTGTTTAATATGGGTTGCAAAATAATCTTAAAATCGTTGTTGTATTGAAATGGATTAAGTTCATCTTGCATCAAAGATTTAGTCGCAATAACTATACTTGCATTCCTTTTTACATTTGGCTCATTCAAATCGTGAGTATCTTCTCCAGCAGTTAACCATATCAAAGGGTAAATTTGAGTTGAATTAATAAACATATACTTGTTTAACTCATTTATATCGCCCCATCCATACTTTACAGTAAATGTATTGCTGTTTGCATCCGTAAACGTTGGCAAAAGTGCTATTAATCTACCTAACTGTTCTTCAAAGATTATCATATTCCAAAGGAGTTTTTTGTATCATAAACCCTAAACTTCTCTAAATTTATACTCGAAAAGTCATTCTTTTTGTCTAATAAATATTGATACAAACTAACTTCTACATTTTCCTGATTACCAAACCAATCGATAAAATTACCATCGTTATAAATAAATGGATATTCTAAATAACCGCCTTGATACTTTTGTATAAAGTTATTATTTGCATTTGCTATTTTATAGTTGGGAATAACTAAACTTGCATTTTGTGGATTTACTTGCGTTGTTCCTATTGCTGAAAGTCTATCGTTAGTATCGGTTACAAACTCCTCGTAAATTCGGTAAGCTATTAATGAATAATCATTACTTAAACCTTCCCAAACTTTACCATCGTAATTTTCCCCCTGTACTAAAGATTTCCATTTGGCATTTAGCGGATTGTTTATATCCGCTAATGCCGTTTGGAGTTCATTATAAGCAGTCAAACCTAATGCATTTAGTAAAATAGACTTTTCCAACTTAATGCAAAGATTATCTAAATAACTTACGTTACTAGGACTTTGCATTGAAGCATTGCTAACTGGTGCTGTAACCGATAACGGAATATACAACTCGTTTGCTTTCTGAAAATATGTCTTTGTTACTATTTGTGGCATTATTTCTTGGTTTTAACTTCTTTTACCTCTTTTGTGTATTTTGCAACTTTATCAAAGTGAACTAAGTGCGATGCAAGTATTGAGTCGCATTCCCATTTTTCGCCTTTCTTTTTAGTTGCAAAATCTTCTGTAAACTCAATCTCAATCATACTATGTAGCTAATGTAGTTAAAGCAGCTGAAATTGAAGCAACTCTAGCGAAACCTACTCTATCTTGAACTCTAACTAATAAGTTCATTCTACGTCTCGCTTTCATTGTCATCAAATCACTTGACCAGTCTGCACCATCATACCCAGTAGCTACAACAATGCCCGGCTCTTCGTAAATTTTAGCAAATGCGCTACAACCTACTATCATAGTGTTTGCTGTTACAGCGTTACACTCGATAATTCTAACTCCAGCTACTGTAAACTCACTAGTTCCATTGCTACTTGATGCAAATGGCGGAGCTACATATTGACGATTAACATCTTTTTTCAAAAGCATTTTGTTGATGTCAACTACGTTCATCAATGCAAAGTCAGGGCTAAATTTAGAACCACCAGTAGCAGTTATAGAACGTTTCATATCTACAATCAAATCATAGATTGAAGCATCAGCAATACCAGAAGCAGCCGCTGTATAAGTTGTACATTGTGAATTTAAACCAGCAATGTTTGGTGCTGTTCCGTTACCAGTAATCAAATCTGTATCAACTTTAATGTTAACATCATTTTCAATGAAGTTAGCAACCTCCGCTACATACATTTCATCATCATAAGCAAACTCTTCCGAAATTGGAATAGCAGTACCTACTTTTTGAATTGTTAAAGTGTTTGTTACCCATTTCGCTGTATCTTCTGGAAAAACACCACCCTCTGCAATAGCAGCTGCTGCTCTAACAATAGTTGCACTATCCCAATCAACGTAACGAATTACACCATTAGCGTTTTTAGGAACTGGGATTTTTTGAAATAAATCATAAACTACTAACTTTCTTGTTGCTAGTAATGTGTTCATTCCTAATTGTAATGCAGCACCATTGTTGGCAATACTTGCTCTAACTGTATCAGCTTTTACAACTATTTCGCATTCTTTTCCTGTTCCTTTTTCTTTTGTAGAAGCGTTGATTTTTTCTCTATTTGCTTTTACAATTTCTAAGAAACTTTCTTGATTTGCGTTGCCTTTTTCTTGCACATCTTTTAAAGTCAACGCTAATTCATCGATTTGTCCTTTCAAAGCTGTTACATCAGCTCCTTGTGATTTAAGAGTTTCAAACTCTTGTTTTAGTGTAGCCAAATCTTCTTTGCTTACACTTGTTTCTTTAAAAGCATCTATTTTAGTGCCTAATTCTTTAATTAAATCTTCCATTTTACTTTTTAAATTTGTTTAATAATTCTTTTATTTGTTGCTCTTCTTTTTGAGTGTCTTTCAACGGCTCGGTAATAATCGGAGTGTCTTTAACGGCTTCGATTGATATTGTTGGCGTAGCATAGTTCGACCCTTTTACAACTGCCGAACCCTCTACTATTTTTGCTTCTGTAACTGCCCAAAAGTAACCTCTTTCATCTGCTACTTCTTTATTTGCTATTTCTGGGTAATATTTATCCCAAACTTCTTTTTCTTCAACATCCCATTTGTTATCTGAATTGATTGCTAATTCAAGTTTAACATATCGCATACCAACTGAATGCTCTTTAACATATCCTTTAGCGTATTGCTCAAACATATAAGGATTACGCTGTTTAGATATAGTTGCGTTAAAAATCAACGCTTCCGTATCACCTTTTAGATTTAATCCTAAATCTGACCATTGCATAGTTTTAATTTCTGCTTTAACTTCATCGCTAATTATATGGTCAAATGTCATTTTATGTTCTTGTAATAATAATGCGCTTTTAATTTCTTTTGCTGATTTATTCCAAGTACCCTTAAAATGTACGTCTGAATGGCTATCCATTAAGTTGGTAGTATTAATAACTAACTTTGCTTTTAAAGTAGATATATCGGCTACACTAACTGCATCGGCTTTAGTCGTTTCTCCTTTTTCATTTTCAATTATTACACAATAAGAAATCGCATCAGCTTCTTTTGTAATCATTTTTTTTTGAGCAATAAGAGTGTTTTTATTTTCTCTTAACTCTTTAAACATATCCTCTTTATTTTGGAACTGTTTATCTGGAAACTCTTTTATTGTTATCATTTTTTAACTGTTTTATTAAATGATTTATTCTTTTGCTGAATTGAAGCATAAAGACTTGGATTTTCTTTTTTAATCTTTTCTAAGTCCATTTGCTTATTGATTTGTGGTAAATTTAATTTTGTACTCATAACCCTAATTTCATTTTAAATTCATTACTCATTTTAACCGCTTCTGCTGTAGTTATTGTAGTGTTTTCAAGACCTAACTTAATAGCTTCTTGCATTGCTTTAAAACTATTGATTTTATCTACTACTATTGACTGCATTACTGCCAAGTGGTCATAACTCGCTTTTAATCTTTCGCCTTTATCTAATAATCCCCATTGTGAAGATAAAGAGTTCATTGTATTATCGGCAGTAGATTGTATTGAGTTTTGAATGTATTTAATAGTGCCTTTTTCCTGATTTTCAAATGTGCTATCTTTAGCAAAGTAGTTAAGTACGTCTTTATTTAATCCAAAAGCTAATAGGCATTTATTAGCATCATCCGCAAACTGCTCATCTAAAAACAGTTTTTTCATATCAGTAACTAAATGCTGAACACTAATATTAGCATTGGTAAGAATTAAAGATTTATTATAGATTGCCTTGTCTATATTCTTACGGTCATCTTCTTTTATTTGTGCCTCGTTCCCAGTACTCTCGTTTTTACTTAAGTACTTTTGCGACATCTTAAGATTAATATTCTTTGATGCTAAGTTTTCATCGATATTACAAAGCACTTTATAGATTGCCTTAACTCGGCTTGGCGATTGCATAAATGTATTATCCTTTAATCCATTTGCTAAGTCATACAAGGGCAGAATATCTGTTAAATACAAGTCATAAGTCTGTCCATCAAGTTTATATTTGATTTTACGATTGTTAAAAGCGTTAATATCTTGTTTGGTAACTAAGAATTTATTTAACTTTTGGATATCGTTTAAATCAATCTCACTTGGAATAAGATTATAAATTGCTTTTGGTAGTTCGTTTGCAAACGCTTTCTTTTGATAAATATAGTTGTTACCTGAAGTTGATAAGAATACCATTTGTTGGTAAAAAAAATCTTCTTTTGATTGAAAGTAGTTTGGATTGTAAAGTAAATTAACGTAAGGACTGCTTTCGATTACTTTATCATTTTTGTCGAAGTGCTGTATCTTCATTTGAGAATACAACTCTGAACGTAGATTAACAATAGTATTTAATACTGGATTTTTGAAATAAAGCTCTAAATATTTACCATTGTCATCAAAGCTATTACCACCAAGTAAGGTATAAAAAAACTGACCTGACCTATCACGTTCGGCACGCCATATTTCACGACCAAATAAACTGAATGATTTTGTTACCATAAATTAATCTTTGTCATCACGACAATAATTATAATTTTACAAATGTATTAATTATTATTTATAATTGATATAAATAATTAATTATTTTTATTTTACGTTAAATAACGTGTCCTAGCATACCAATTAGAAACGTACTTACAGGCATCTATTAAGTGGTCATTGCCTTGCTCTGGCTCATCTAACTGCAACCCTTGTACAATTCTCCAGCTATGATTTTCGTATTCCTGTTCTAAGTTTGTACTAGACTTGGTGTAATAAACATTTTTCTTTTGTAATAGTTCAATTCCAGCTTTTACACTTCCTTTGCCTTTTAAAGCAAATATTACATTAAAACCGCTATTTTTTAGCTTTCTGCCTTCTGTTTCGTTTATTTCGTTGGAACTATCACAAATTATTTCAATGTTTCGGTCAATTCCTAAGTTAAATAATTCCTCTGACAAAGTGCCTGACATTTTATTCATTGGCTTATACAGGATTTCTTTAAAGAAAAAAGAAGTATCTCCATCGAATTTCATTGCTACTAAAGTACTCGGAGCGGAAAGTCCAAAATCCATTCCGTAGTACATTGGGTAAGGCAAATCTTCAAACTCTTTATCTGTCATTATTTTCCAATTACTGAAAATTCTGTTTGGTTTTTCGGCTTTTAATCCTAATCCGTAAACGGTCCAAAGGTAGTCCGAAGCTGTATTCTGCTGTATATTATATTCCGTTGGCTCGTATGATAGTATTTTCTTTTTCTGTTCTAAAGGACAAAACGGATTATCTTTAAAGGTGCTGTGCAGTACTATTGCGTTGTCTTGCTTTATTAAGTCATCGCTCCACATTTTACCAATCGGGTTGTAATCTAAGAAAACAACACTGCTACAACGCATATCCAACTGGTTAAACACTTCTAAAGGTACTTTGTAGATTTCATTAAACCAAAGATAATCAGAATGGTATCCGTGTACTTTCAATTCATCATCAGTACCCTCAATGTAGATAGTTGAACCATTAGGAAAAGTCAAAGTGCTTTCTGTTTTATTATACTTGATGCTATCCCAATTTTCCAAAGTTGGGTAGTATTTAAGCATATCTTGAAGTATGGTATCTTTACAGTCCTTTTTAGTATTTCTAAAAACTGCTAACTTTGTGCGCTCTTTTGTCCAAGCTAATATCCAAAAGATTTGAATAATTGAAAAGGTTTTACTTGAACGAGATGAGCCACTATTGATGATGTACTTGTAATTACCACTACTTAAAGCATTGTAATTCCTTTCAAATACATTAGTCGCTTGTATCTTCATTTTTAATTATTTCCACTTGTATTGAAGTAGGCGATGTTTGTATCTCTTTACCTTTAGTAGTCAAATCTACATTATCGGTTAATCCGTTTAATCTTTGTGTAATGCTCGGGTTGTAAATACCTACCATACCTCCAGCGATTTGGTCGTCTTGAATATTTCTCTTAATACGTGAACAGATACGGATAAAATCACTATATCTATTGTCTTTATTCTCAAAGTAATCAGTAACATCGGTTATAATTTCTTGGTCATCAAGGTAGTTTTGAAACCCTATAAAAGTTAATGGTTTTTCTTTTTCTCTAAATACATCGGTAGCATCTTTACCAACCCAATCTTTAACAATAATAGGATTATCTTTAACTTGTTTTTTATAAGCTAAAAAGTGTTCCCACATCTTTTCTGGTGTTTCAATATTTTTAGTTCCAAAAGGTCTTGGCATAATAAATTAATTAATCAACGCATCCGCAAAAGATAGCATCGGGTTGAATTAGTTTTATAGGTTGTTTTGTTTCACAATCAATTTCTGTATTTTCAACGTAAAAGAAACCGCTTTGACTAAACAGTCTATATTTGGCTGTGCATCGGCAGTTTTGTTCATCTGTTGAACAGCTTACAATTAAAAATAATAATAAAAAATATCTTTTCATTGTACAAACTTATAAAAAAAATTATTACTTTTACACTTTCATATAATAAGTTTTGATTTTGGTTAATTACCCTCGCAGAAATGCGGGGGTTTTTTGTTGACTACTTATTTATAATCAATATAAATTGTATAAATAATTAATAAAATGTATCT